GTGAAACCAGCTGACATCGGCTCTTCCAACAGTCAAAGACCTTGGAAGGAAACATCCGGTAAGTTACTTCGTACCGTCGATAGTTATTTGAGCCACTACTGTCTCCATAGAGGAGTCTCTCCACTGGATCGCGAAAGCGAATACTACAGTGAAGAAGACTGCACTCGGGTCCCGGTGAGTGCGGTGAACAGATTGTTCACAGCGATTCACAGAACCGTAGGATGCAGAATGGGGGTGCCCGAAAAGGCCGGCACCCGGGGCCGTAAGGCTCCGAAGAGCAAATTAGTACCACAAGAAGTTGTGTTGGAGTTCGAACACAAAGATCTTGAACCCGCCCTTGTTGCTTGGCGTGGTCTCCTTGTGATACTGACTGATGAGGTTGTTGAGGCTGACAAATTTTCTGTCGAGTCTCTCCTATCAGGTTTACGAGTTCTATGTAGTTGGGGTGAGAAGTTTTCCACCCACTACAAATATTGTCTTGTTTTCATGCTTGCAAGACACCTTCGACAAGAACTTCCGAAGAAGCCGGAAACATTTACCGGCTCCCCGTATATCTTTTCGGGTTCAGTAGGAAGATTCCTCCAGAGGAGGTGTATTTCCAGAACTTGCAAGAGACAAACTCGTCTTTTTATCGACATTTTCCAGGCCAAGCGTGCTACGGCCGTGGTGTCTGACTCTTTTGTGCGTGATGCCCTTTTGGATCATCGCAAGACTTTATCAACCGAAGAAAAGGTAGATGAAGTACACTTGAGTAAGACAAAATGGTATTTTGATCAATTCTGGTCACTGATGCTGCGTGGTAAGGACAAAGGAAAACTGATGAAATCTCTTTATCAGTTGTCCGATGACCATTCTACCTCAGCCTCCATTGAATCGAATAGAGCTATGGGCGGAGCGAATGAGTACTTGCGTACTCTACGTCTGCAGGAACCTCAAGAGGTTCCCCTCCCACTCGTTTACGATCATAGTGTGAGATATCTCTTGGATTATCTTGATAATCCTCTCAAAGAGTCTACTCGTTTTCTCCAAAACTTCGTCCATTGGACGCTTGGATGTGAACGAAAGGCTCTCCCGTTCGATGTGTCTTATGCACTCGCGGTAAGAGATCTCGTGATCATGGATCATCATCGTCAAAACCATAAAGTTATGTCGGTACATGCCACTCCGTCGAGAACCTTTAATGAGTTCTTCGGGGAGGCGATGCGTTTGTCAACAAAGACTGCTGAG